TGTACTGGAATATCTGTGTTACGTTTGTCTTCTGTTCTCTTGTTACAGTTGATCCGTTAGGTGCTACGAGTGAAGCATCTTCAGAGATTGCAGGCTGACTACCTGTTCCTGACGTGAACTCAACGCCTGTTGAAAATTCAACTGCATTTGTTGTCTTCATTCTTCCGCTAATCATAGAAGTAAGCGGTGTTGCAGTGTTCCCCTTATTGAATAAAAATCCCGAATAGTTAAGGGCTGCGAAACTCTGCGTGTAATTTGTGTTTACTGCTGCCATGTTTAAACTCCTTTATTATTTGTTCTCTAACTGTTCCATAGCAATCATCGCACCCATTCTGTCGCCACTTGCGAGCAGTTTGTCTACTTTGTTCTGCGTTGCCTGAACAGTATTCACATCTCCTTCGCTGACTTTCGGAGCAGTAGTTCCATCAAGAATTTCCTTCTTGAGTTTCGCTTCTCTGTCTGCAAGGAATGTGTTCTGACACTCAAATATTGTGTCCATATCGTTGTCAAGCATAGCGTTCGCAGACTTTATAGCAAGTTCCTTGTCATATCCCTGCGATAAGAACTGATTAGTATACTTATTGAGCGAATTTTCTCTTTTCAGTGTTTCATTAGTACTCTGTAACTGCTCAATCAGTTCCTGTGTTTCGAGGGATTTCTTTTCTTCCTCACTTAATGTCTGTCTTGCCTGCTTTTTCAGGTCTGCAACTTCCGAACGTGCCTTGTCTAACTTCGATTTAGGTACTAAATTCTGTTTTTCAAGTGCTTCGGCAATGTCATCCATTGTCATTTCGTCCTTAAAGTCGCTTCCTAATAACTTTTTTAAATAGTTCGGCATGTAGCCTCCTTTCGGGTTTTGAATACTTCTCTGTATGGTGGGTTTTAACGTGTTCTCTCACGATATATTTAATCGGTAGGAAATTATCCCACCGAAATTACCGCATGTTCTGTCATACTGTCAACGTGTCTTTCCTCATCGCCACCATCTATGTGGTTATCCCTAGCCTCTGTCTGTTCCGGTCTTGCACCTTCTGCATTATTAGTGTCAGTTTTCCACTTTTCAAGATATGGAATACTGTCTTCATATACCTGATTTGGGTCAGGGAACAGTTCAATTTCACTGATTGAGTGTCTAGGATGGATACCTGCATTAAGCAGATTGAGTAATCCCTGCGTCTTAACTAATAACGATTGTGACCTGTCACGTGTTGCCTTTATGCCTATATCAGAAATGTCAAGTCCGTCAAGTTCTTCCGGATATACATTATCCATATAGTTAAGCACAAGCTCTAGGAACTCGTATTCACTGTCAGCGAATATTTCAAACTGATTCTTTGCATAGGTTTCAGCGTCTGACCAACCTGTAATCATTGAGGTTGCAGTTCCCGTATCTCCGCCTGATGTAGTGTTCCTTGAGTTCGGTATTGCACAGATTGTCAGGATATAGTCATATAACGAATTTATATGCGATTGAACATCTGTCTGATTGAGTGCCTGTGTAAGCATTTCAATCTTTGCCTGCTTACTTCCCATATCAGCCGTCTGTATTGCTCCGACATCTGCTAACTGCTTAAATTTTTCAACGTCTATATCGACATTGTTAAACCAGATCAGCGAGTTTATAAACTGCTCAAGGTCATTCGTTCTGTCAGATACTCCGAAGCACAGAGCAAGCAGAGCGTCCAGAACATATTCAAAGCAACCCATTCTGTTTTCATCATTAAAGTACTGAATAATAGGTATCTTTCCGTAGAAGTGAGGCTTGCTTTCGTGATGTTCGTTGCCGTCCTCGTCAAACCATATCGTATATTCCTTCCTGTCCGTATATACGTTAGCAATGCTTAAATTTCCATACTCATCGTTAACATATGTACAAGCAAGTAACGGCTCGTGCAGTATGTCAGCCTTTCTGACTACGAACGTATATCTTGGATCGGGTACTGCTACGTGAAAATACCCTTTATCGCTCTTGTCGTGGAGTATCATCTTGTATCCAACACCCGTGGTCAGTAATCTGTCTGCAAGCTGACTATTCTTGCTCGCCATTCTCACTGCGGAAAACAGTTCGTTCATTCTGTTGATACGTCTGTCATCCTTTGAGGCGTCTTCTCCTGATTCGTCTATATCGGCTCTCTGCACATATACGATTGGATTTCCCCATCCGTACCCCTGCTTCCATCTTTTAATGTAGTGAGCAAGGTTAATTACGATCTTGTTGTTTATCTCTGGTCTGACTTCCTTTTCCCTCTTCAGAAGTTCGGGTATTATCCCTTTATCGTAATCAATTAGGTACTGACAATCGTCACTGTTTTCCATATGTTGCTGATACCCGTTCAGCACAATTTCAACGATATTCTCGTCAGTAACCTTATCGTAATTCAGCAAAATCAGATTTCTGCCGTGTTTAATCATTCTGCCCTCCTGAATCGGCTCTTATCGGCACTTAAATCTATTCTTATGTTTCGTTTACACACCTTGCAGTATGGATAAACTGTTCCAACGGCGTTCTCGCTGACATTCATCAGCCACTTATAACGCCCTCTTTTCTCGCATACCGGACAGTGTATCTTATAAATCCTATTCATACCAAAAATATAAATTATACATTAATACCTGTCTATCAGACTCGGAGCAAAACCGATGCCGTTCCTACCAAAGCCTTTTTTCAAGGATTTTAATAATCGGACTTGATCCCCTTATCATCTCGCACAACTGTGACAAACTGTCAGGTGCATCATCGTGTTTATTCTTGCCATACACAGTGAATGAGAATAACTGCTGCATGAAATTCTGATATTCCACGCTCCTCTTATTCCTATCCAGAAAATAAAACTCACGTATCTCGGGTGCTTTATCAAGTATTCGAATCTCCTTCGCTTTCTGATTATTAGCTCTCTTCGACATAATATTCAGACGATACCCCGCATCTTTCAGCAACTGCTCCACGTCTTCCTTATACGCATCCCCGCCCGCATTCGCTTCAATCTCCAATGCCGTCATCCGATGTTTTACAACTTTTTCAGCAACCATCGGCTCGGTTACACTCTTATCGGAATCACTGAATACAACATCTGCGATATACACGTCATCTCCGAACTGATAAGCAACCGGCATTGCCACATAGTCGCCTCCGCCAAATGCAACGTCAACTGCTCCGAATACTCTGTCAGGCTTGCCCTCCGGAAGAACGCCGTTGTAGTATCTCATCGTTTCAGGTGTAAATAATGCTCCCTCACGCTCTATCGGCTCTTGCATATACTGTGCCGACCAACTCGCCATGTCATTGTTCTGCTCGAAACTCGCTCTTCTCTGCTCGTAATATTCGGTGCTGAACCCTTCCTCACACGGCTTCTTGTAGTCAAAGTTACTCTTGCCGTTCTCATCCAAAGCAGGCAGATTTATAACCTTATACCTTCTCGATTTATACTTTTCGTTTCCGTCAAGCAAGTCTAAACGTACCCCCGGTGGATCAAATAAACTCCACCTAGTACCCATCCATACAATCTTGCACCTTTCCTTTGCTCTCGTTATCAGGTTGTTATCCACTATCTGCCAAGCCTTTGCGAGTCTGTCTTTATTGTTCGCTTCTTCAATACCCTCAATCAGGTCATCACTTATCAGAACCCCTCTTGCATCACACTGCCCATTCAGAGTTCCGTGAACACTACGGCATGTGATTGTCGGATATCTCTTTTTTCTTCCGAAGTCAATCGTAGTTTCCAAGCCGTCCTTCTTCACTATATCCACACCGGGAAATATCTCTGCCCATTTATACGTCACGGGATCATTGACAATTTCCATTACCCCGTTGTACATAGCACCTGTAATACCACTTGAATATGCACTGTACAGATTACTTAATTCTGGCGACCTGCCTGCTAGCCACGTCAGGAAGAATAACATAATCGTGGTCTTCCCAACCCTCGGTGGCATGTGTAAGAATACCTCGTCGAGCTTATCGTCTACCAAATCCTGAAGAGCATCAGTTACCATTTTCAATATACTTCTTCTCGGTGCATAGAATCTTTCAGCGGGCGGTCTGTCAATCTCAAGATATATCATGTATTCATCGAAGTATCTCGGTGCAAGCCACTTCAGATAGTCACGATATAATCCCTGATTTAACTCCATAGCCTCATTTATCTTTCCGTCTTTTACATACTCATTGATACGCTTCCTGATTTCATTCAAACCAATTCTGCCGAACTCGTAGTCCTCGTTGTTCATGCACCAATCGAGCCATAACCCGAAGTCGCCACGCTTCCGGATTCTGTCATATATATCTCCGCCTCTGCCTTTTTTCTTCTTCACTTTAAATACCCCCAATAAAAAATACCGACACGTAACTTAATACGTATCGGCACTTCGGCACTTATTAACCTTATTAATTTTAATTATTACTTCCTGATCCCGTACTTCTTCAGCATTTCGTAGTATGTCTTCGTGCTGACTCCTAACGTCTTTGCACATTCCTTCGTGGTCATCTCACGAATCTTCCAAAGTCCGTATACCCTTTCAACGTCTTCTCTCGGGATTTCTATCATCGCTCTTCTGCCCTTCTTCGTGTGCAGTTCGATTCCATACTGCTTAACTCTCTTGTAGAACGTCTGTCTGCTGATGTCTAGCTCTTCACATTCCTTCTTTACTGTGCTTTCTCCACTGTTTACTCTTTCGGCTGCTTCAATTATATCCTGCTCGTCAACCACTACTACCGGTCTGCCAAACTGAACTCCACGTTCTCTCGCCATCCTGATGCCTTCCTCCTGTCTTCTTCTGATGCTCAACCTTTCCTTTTCTGCAACCCAACTTAATAACGAAAGCATCTGATCTTCCATCAGTTTCCCACAATAGCCCATTTCACGGAACTTACGGCTATCAAACACGTCCTTCATGTCCAGAGCAACCACGTCTGCTCCAATCCGGCGTGTGATGTCTTTCCATTCGGCTATTAACCCTTCGTAGTTACGTCCTAATCTGTCCAGACTATCTATGTACAGTAAGTCGCCCTTACGGAGCATCCTCTTCATCATCTGATACTCTTCCCTGTCAAAGTCCTTACCGCTCATCTTGTCAACGAATATGTTCCTTTCGTCAACTCCTAACTCCTTCATCTTTGCAATCTGTCTGTCTGTGTTCTGTTCCTTCGTGGAAACTCTTACGTATGCTAACTTCATCTTACTTTACCAACCTCTCACATGTTTTTGTTACATACATATTATAACAGTTTAGTTTATCTGTCAACACCCTTTTGTGAAAAATTTAGTGAGGGGGTTGAGATATGTTCGAAAAAATCCTGAAAAAAGGGGATCGGGATGATCGAACACTTAAAAACCGGTTTTTCAGCTTTTTTTTGATGATCTTTTAACCGGATCTATGCACGGCGGGTATGATTTTTTTATTTTCCTGGAATGGCCATTTTTAAAATTTTTTTATCAAAAAATAAAAGCATGAAATAAAAAAAGATGAAATTTTAATTTATTAAATTGAAAAAAAATACTTGACAGATAAAATATTAATGTGTTATATTGTCATTGACTTAAAAAGTCACACGAAAAAATATAATAACACGGGGGTTAAAAAAATGTTAAACACAAACAATTATTATTCACAAGTAAAGGCGGACGCAAAAGAATATATCGAAAATGAATTAATATATATTCTTAATGAAAATGAAGATCAAGTTTATAATGATTTGATTGATACGATCAATGACACGTTATGGTGTGCTGACTCAGTAACGGGTAACGGCTCCGGATCTTATTACTTCAATAGATTTGAAGCACGTGAAAATGTATTGAATAATATTGAAGACGTAATACAAGCCTTTAAAGATGACGATAACATGAACACGTTCGCAAATTACATTATTAATGAAGAATGGGAATCAATCGACGTTTACACACGTTGTAGTGTATTATATGAAGCTGTAAGCGATCTTATAACTGACGAAGAAATAGAAACACCTATTTATGTATTAAATAAAACAGATTTATATAATACAGAATTACAATATTTTGAAACAGAAGAAGACGCCATGAAAACGGCTGAAGAAGAATTCTATTATTATACAGAAGAAGAAATTGAAGAATTACAAGAGTTTGAAATTGTACAATGTACCATTTCAGATATTTACAACGAAGAACTTTACAAGGCGTTGACAATTAAAGATTTTTTAAATAATTAATAAACCGGAGCGGATCCGCTCCGCTCCATTTTATAACATGCGGGGGTATTAAAAATGTATTTTAATAATAAAGAAAAAAACAACATGATTAATATATTAAATAATGGCGGATCATATGACGATATATATAAATATGGATATAAAGTAATTTATGGAAATAAATATATTGAAGATCCCGAAGAACTGACAGAAGCATTATATAAAACAGATATATATATAATCCTTGAAACTGAATTTTATGAAGCAAAAAAAATCACATATTACAATTTCCTGGAAATGGCCATTTTAAAATTTGAAGCTTTAAAACCGGCGGAAAATGAAGAAATATTATTATTTAAAGGTAATTTATATCTTGAAGATCAATTTGAACAATTAAAAGCAAAATAATAAACGGGGGTTAAAAAAATGACTATATATGAAAAAAGAGAAATCACAAGAAAACACATTAAAAGATTAGCGGATTATTGCACGGCGGATTATTTACACGGGAAATTAAACGCCGACACAAGAAAAATAATAATAACATGTTTAAAAGAGGAAAATAATTCAGATTTGAAATATTCTGAAAAAGTAAGAATTTTTAATGTATATCTATGTAATAACTTATGTAAAAGGGTATATTCAGAAATAGCATTAAACACCACATTTTATTGGTATCAATTAGCGGAGTTTTACGGCTTCATAAAATCCCGTAAAACAGTATATAATTTTATTAGTAAATATGAAACCAAATCAAACATAGATTTTAACACATGTCAATTAAGAATTAATTTCTTAAATAGTTATTAAAAACGGGGGGGTTCTGAAAAAATGAGATTATTATTCAAAATAATATTTTTATTAATATCAATTACATTAAGTCCATTTTTAATAAGTTTATTTTTCATCATGGCGGTTATTTAATAACCGCCTTTTTTGATCTCATATATATAAAAACCTTAAGATCATATAAAACGGCGTAAAAATCCATTTCACGCCGTTATTTTTATAATATAGCTATTTCCTGGAATTGCAGCAATTCCGGTTGACGCGCTGAGAGCCGTTTTAAGCGGTTTAAAAGCTCAAATGAATAATTACCCGTTTAAAGCTTAAAATCCATTTAAACGCCGTTTGAACGCTTTAAAACACGCCTCAAATAAAAATATACGGCTCCAGGGATCCGCTAAAATGCAGAGATCCGGCAGATCCGGTTTATTCGAACATTTATTCCGAACGAAAAAATGATCGAACAAATTCCAGGGGGAACGAACAATTATATCGAACATTTGTTGCAAATGTACATTTTTTTTAATTTCTTTTATGTTTTTAGCCTTAAAACTCCCCTACTACTATTTCGGTCAAATTGTACTACGCTTTCGGTCAGATTTCTACTACATCGGCGTTCAAAATTTCAATTATTTCTTCGTTCGACTTTCGAGTCCTGGAATCAGTATGCTGCACTACTGTTTCGGTCTGATCCTTCATTTCATACCAATTCTTGCTCA